TCCATGTGATCACGTTCCTTTCTTATTCGTTGGGCTTTATGCCCACCAATGCCTCTGTAATTACTTGTTGAAGCCCCGCCTGTTGTAGTCGGTCAAGGACATAGGATTTTCCGTTGTAGTCGAAAGCGCCAGTCGAAATAATTCGCCAAATATCTCGCTCTTTAAGCGTCGCACACCGAATGGCTGAGCCGTCTGCTAACGTAATTACCTCTTTCATGGGAACGTCGTATCCCATAAGCCACACCTTATCGACATGCAGTGCGTCTGCAATGATGTCTAGTCGCTCCTGAGTTGGCGCATACTTTCCTTTTACATATGCACTTATTGATGGCTTTTTAATCCCCGTTTTATTACTCAGATCGGACTGAGTCATCCCCGCGTGGTCAAGGGCGTATTTGAGCCGCTTGGCGAGTTTTTTTATCTGACATACACTTGTCACCCCTCTTTATTCTCCATAATAAGGGAAAGTGTTTTCCAAATCAATACATAATGTAGCGAAATATAGAAAAATTACAAAAATCACAAAATTTGTACTTGACTGTTCAATATATTTGAAATACACTATACATATAGTTAAGAAAAATATAGAAAGGAGTTGAGGTATAATGTACGACTACCGTAAGCTTCGGGGAAGAATAAAAGAGTGCTATGACACCCAGAATGCCTTCGCGACGGCGCTTGGGATTAGTAGAAGCGCGCTTAGTCAGCGCCTGTTAAATAAGGCGGCTTTTTCCCAACGAGAAATCATAAAAGCTTGTGATCTCTTACATATTGAAGACTCGGATATTCGGGCTTATTTTTTTACCCTCATGGTTCAGTGAGTGCTGAACTACCTGAACACATTTTTCAGAAGGAGCTGAATTAACTATGAGCCCGACCGACGGGCAGTTCATTAACTTCCGTCCTGAACGTCCCATAGAGGTCGCTCTCAATATTCTGTACGGGACGGACGACAGCGAGTTCATCGTAGAAAGGAGTGACGTCAGTGACCATTCTTGTGAATCTGACGTGTGCGATTGTCATCGCCACGATGATTCTCTTAATCATCAATGAAATTAAAAGGAGATAGCCATGAAATATGAATCTATTTATGACATCAGTGAGACCGCTCTCAGTATCATGAGCACCTGCATTACCGAGGCGGCGAAAGGATGCGGTATCGAGATATACCGACACTACGCCGACCGAGTCATTGTCGATGCGGTTATCGTAGCCGCTTTCAACAATCTCAACCGCTCGTCGTTATCTAGGCAATATCGGGCGATTCTGGCAGTCACCTTCGGCGATCAGTGGAAGTGGTTCATTCGCACCTGGGGGCCGATGTTCATCCGTAATCACATATCACTTGAGTCTGTCCGATGGGACGATGAGCTCAAGAAGGAGAAAACGAAATGAGAACGACCGCCTTACAATCACCGCCTGATTGGGTGAATCATAAGTATTATGAACTGCAATCGAGTTGTAAGTCAAGAACAATTCGGTATGAGTCTCACGGGCCGCTTTACTATCTCAAGGAAGGGGCTGAAGTAGGCCTCGGTGTAGCGGTTATATACCTTATCGTAGCCCTGGCGGTGCTCATATGAAGGAGGTGATGAGATGAGTTGTGAGAACTGCCCGAACAGAGACTACTGCATTCCTGACGAATGCCTGGAAGAACAGAAAAAGACCGCTCTCAGCGGCAACTGAGAACGGCCAAAAATGTAAAAACATTTCAACGGTATTATACCACAAAGGAGACGAACGATGAAGTATCTACAGGTTACTCATGAGTATTGTAGCGGGCCCTCACTTGACCGGAAGACCTTCCCGGCGGGGCAAGGCTACTGGTTTAAGTTCTACGAGAAGGACCTCGGTCCTATCGGTAGGGTGCCCGTCAGTGCCTTAGTTGTTGTTGACACGGCCTACGGCTTTCAGCTCGGGCGAGTTGTTGGGTATGCGAATAGCGAAGCCGAATTGAAGGAAAAAGGCTGCGACAGGAAAGTACTAAAGCAGGTCGTCGGAGTCGTCAATACGTCAGCGTATTCGGCAAGACGGCGATTACAGCTAGATTACGAGAAGGCCGACCTTGAACTGCGGCATTGGATACAGAAGAACGGGCTCGATGACGTGTATTCGATACTAGCGGATATGTCGGTCGAGTTCAAGGAACGACTGTATCAAAGAAACACTTTAAAACAGGAAATCGAACAAGACGAACAATAAGGAGGATATGACGATGATTAGAATTACATTCGAAGGAACGATTCAAGACGTTATGAAGGAGATGAAGGACTTCGTAGACAACAGAGCTGAAGGGGTCGTAGTAGAAGTACCGAAGAATTGGACGACTCAAGATGGCGCGGGGGAAGTGGGGGCAGTAAATGAAGCTAAGAAGCCGTCGCGGCTTGCGATGATTGCTGAGTCAGCGCAAAGCCTTATGAATATTACTCAAGCGCCGAAAGCGGAAGCGGCTACCGCGCCTGAGCCGACGATGAAAGAGTACAAATTAGAAGAACTCCAGGCGGCCATGCAGCCGTTCATCAACACGAAGCTCAAAGAGCTTCAAGAGCTCCTGGCGAAGTTCCAAGTGGTGAGCCTGGTCGACCTTCCGAAGGAACAGTACTCGGCCTTTGCCGGAGAACTCAGAACACTGGGGGCGACAATATAATGCCGACTCAACACGCATTATTATCCGCAAGTAGCGCGCACCGATGGCTGCATTGTACAGGTAGCCCCCTTCTTGAGAAGGACTTCCCTGACAGCACGTCGGTCTATGCGCAAGAGGGCACGCTTGCACATGAACTCTGCGAGCTAAAACTCAAGAAGTATACGACCGTAATGCCTAAGGGAACGTATACAAGAGCGCACAACAAGATAATGAAGTCTGAGCTGTGGCAGAACGAGATGGAAAGTACGTCAGAGACATACCTCGAGTATGTTAAAGGAATTATGCTGTCGTGCGAAATAGCCCCTGCTGTACTTATCGAGAAAAGAGTCGACTTTAGTCGCTACGTCCCCGAGGGCTTTGGAACAGCCGACTGCTTAATATTAGCCGGCGATACGCTACACGTCATCGATTATAAGCACGGTAAGGGTGTTGTCGTTGATGCAGATCATAATCCGCAGATGATGCTCTACGCTCTAGGAGCTATGGACGAGTTGTCATTATTGTACCGCTTCAAATCGGTCCATATGGTTATCGTACAGCCTCGAGTTAATAACATATCGGAGTTCACGATGACAGCTGATGAGCTCACTGAATGGGGTGAGTCAGTCGTAAAGCCGAAAGCCGAAGCGGCCATATCGGGTAATGGCGAATTTGAAGCGGGTGATTGGTGCAGATTTTGCCGAGCGAAACGCCAGTGCAAGACGCGGTATGAGTCGAACGACTCATTATATCCTGAGCTATCTGAACGACACGATCCGAGGCTCATCACCCTTGCCGAACTCGGCGAATACTTAAAGCGAGGAAAGGACATGGCTGCGTGGCTTGAGGACATGAAGGAGTACGCCTTGTCTGAATCCCTAGCAGGTGCAGATGTACCGGGTTGGAAGGCCGTCGAAGGTCGGGGCAGTCGGGCGTTCACTGATACAGATGAAGCGGTCAATACACTCGTTAAGAATGGCATCGACGAGAGTGTCTTATATGAACGTCGAGTGCTCACTTTGGCTCAAATGGAAAAGGCCGTCGGTAAAAAGGCCTTCGGCGAATTGGTCGGCGACCTTGTCGTGAAGAACCCCGGTAAGCCGACACTTGTTGAAGAATCGGACAAGCGCCCGAAGATAACCAATCAGCCGACAGCGGCTGACGTATTTAATTCTTAATTCATGGAGGTATCTATTATGTTTACACCGAAAGCTACAGAAGTATTACTCAAAAATGTTCGTCTGTCGTACGTACATCTCATGGAACCGTATGCGGGCGTTAATCAGTCCAAGCCGAAGTACTCGACTACGATCCTGCTGCCGAAGTCGGACGCAGCTCAGAAGCAAGCTATTGACGCAGCCATTGCGGCGGCCATTGAAGAAGGCCGCCAGAAGTTCGGTGCTAAGAGCGTCCCGGCTAAGCCGAAGCAGCCTGTATGGGACGGAGACGGATACACTCAGAACGGTAAAGAATTCGGACCTGAAGCAAAGGGGCACTGGAGCTTTACCGCTTGGCAAGACGCGAAGTATAAGGTTGAAGTTGTCGATATGTCGGGCAATCCGATTACGGATCACACACAGGTATATTCGGGTATGTATGCCAACGTTCTCGTGAACTTCTACTACTACGACAACCAGTCACAGGGTGTCGGTTGCAGTCTCGGACCGGTGCAGAAGGTCCGTGACGGTGAATCCCTTGGCGGTGCGCCTATTTCAGCAGCTTCAGTCTTCGGAGCGCCTCAGGGAAGTGCTGCCAACGTATACGGCGGCGCGGATGCGGCTCCTCAGATTAATCCTATCACCGGTCAACCGATGTAGGCCTGTATGAGGCATCTCAACATTGATATAGAAACGTATTCGCCGAACGACATCTCGTTCGGCGTTTACAAGTATTCCGAATCCGAAGAATTCGAAATATTGTTATTCTCTTATGCCTACGACTTCGGCGAGGTTCACGTCGTAGACCTCGCATCGGGGGAGAAGATACCTGATGAAGTCATCAAGGACTTACGGAACCCTGAAGTCATAAAGCATGCGTATAATGCACAGTTTGAAATTACGTGCCTTAATCGGGCCGGATACGACACGCCCGTCGAGCAGTGGCGGTGCACGATGATTCACGGAGCGTATCTCGGGTATCCGATGGGCCTGGCCAAGCTTGGCAAAGCCCTGGGGCTTCCGCAGGATAAGCTCAAAGACAAAGCAGGGGCGGCGCTTATACGGTATTTCTCTGTACCGTGCAAGCCGACGAAGAAGAACGGCGGCCGCACGAGAAATCTACCGAAGCACGATCCTGACAAGTGGTTCGCCTACGGAATGTACAATATGCAGGACGTCGTCACCGAGATGGAGTGCTACAGGAGATTATCCACGTTCCCTGTCCCCGAAGAAGTCGAAAGACAGTGGCAAATCGATATTCGCATGAATGCTACGGGCGTCGGCATCGACCGCGAACTGGTAGAAGGAGCCCTGGCCATTGATGAAGAGAACAAAAAGTCACTTCTGGAAGAGGCCTACGAGCTTACGGGGCTCAGTAACCCGAACAGTCGTAACCAGCTGCTCGACTGGCTCAATTCGAATACGAATCTTGAGCTTGAAAAGCTCACCAAAGACTCAGTGGCAGCCGCCATGACAGACGCCGATGACCTAGCGAAGAAGGTCCTCACCATTCGTAAGAAGCTTGCCAAGTCGTCCGTATCGAAGTATGAGATGATGGCAAGCGCCACGGGTAATGACGGTCGTCTGCGCGGCACGCTACAGTTTTACGGGGCGAACCGAACGGGACGGTGGGCAGGACGGCTCTTACAAGTGCAGAACCTACCGAGGAATTATATAGTGAACCTCGACATCGCTCGTGACCTCGTCAGAACGTCTAATCGAGTAGGCCTAGGCCTCTTATTCGGAGATGTCTCTGATACACTCTCACAGCTCATTAGAACGGCCATCATCGCTAAGGAAGGATATACGTTATGTGTAGCTGACTTCTCGGCGATTGAAGCTCGTGTCATCGCCTGGTTATCCGGTGAAACCTGGAGGCAGAAAGTCTTTGCTGAAGGCGGCGATATTTATTGTGCGTCGGCGTCTTCCATGTTCGGCGTGCCGGTCGTGAAGCATGGTGTAAACGGGCACTTAAGGCAGAAGGGAAAAGTAGCAGAACTCGCCCTGGGTTACCAAGGCGGGGTCAACGCTTTGAAGGCTATGGGGGCCTTGGATATGGGTCTTACGGAAGAAGAGCTGCCGAATATCGTAGAGCTCTGGCGGCAAGCGTCTCCGAAGATTAAAGAACTCTGGTACACGGTAGAAAAGGCTGCCGTGTATACGGTCACAACGGGCAATCCGATGACGCTTGACCACGGCATCACGTTCCGTCTTGAGGTTGACCCGTTCTACGGCTATCGGTATATGACGATTGAGCTGCCGTCTGGACGTAAGCTCTTCTATCCGGATCCTCATATCAAGCTGAATAACTTTGACAAGGAAGCGGTACACTTCAAGACTCAGCTCAATAACGCCTGGGTAACGGAGTCGACTTACGGAGGCAAGCTCGTCGAAAACATCACACAGGCCGTCGCTCGTGACTGCTTAGCTCTTACGCTGATGCGGCTATCAAAAAACGGACTGCCGGCTATTATGCACATCCATGATGAAGCGGTCATCGAAGTGCCGAAGGACGAAGCAGACGAGTATCTGGATATCGTTGAGAAGACCTTTGCTCTCCCGATACCCTGGGCTGATGGCTTAGTGCTTACGGCCGCAGGATTTACGAACGACTACTACATGAAGGACTGATGGATATGAATAACGACAAAAAAATATCAATCAGCATAGGTGCAAGTCGGTGGTCTAAGCAGTGGACGCAAACGACGATGCTCTGGTCTGAACTGTGCGACCGCCTCAAGACCCCCGTACGGACCGAGGAGACGGTCGAAGAGTATCACAAGATGAAGAAGGCCGACCAGGGCAGGCTCAAGGACATCGGCGGCTTCGTCGGCGGTACGCTTAGCGGTCTTCAACGTAAGGCTATTAATGTGACGGGCCGTGACCTCATCACACTGGACCTTGACACGATACCGCCCGGCGGCACGGATGACGTGCTTCGAGTCTTAGGGCTACTTGGCATGACATACGCCGTCTACTCGACTCGTTCTCATACGGAGCACCGTCCGAGACTTCGGATTGTCATGCCGACGGATCGGACGATGACACCGGAAGAATATGAGCCTGTCGCTCGTAAGGTAGCCTCACACATCGGAATCGACATGTGTGACGGCACGACGTTCGAAGCGTCACGGCTCATGTACTGGCCGGGTTGTCCGAAGGACGCTCAATACGTCTTTCGGACGAGCGGCGGCCCGCTTATCTCTGTAGATGCGGTGCTCGCTGAGTACGAAGATTGGCACGATATTCGGTCCTGGCCGCAAGTACCGGGGCACGAAGCGGACCAACGTGAACGACAGCTACTCTCTAAGCAAGGCGACCCGAAGACGAAGCATGGTATCGTCGGAGCGTTCTGCCGAGTCTATGGCATCCGTGAGGCTCTTGATGAGTATTTACCGCATGCGTATACAGCTGTTGAAGGCTCGTCAGACCGACTGACCTTTGCTACAGGCTCTACCGTAGCCGGGGCGGTTATCTACGACGATGACCAGTTCTTATATAGTCACCATAACACGGACCCGTGCGGCGGTCAGCTCGTGAACGCCTTTGACTTGGTACGACTGCACAAGTTCCACGACCTGGACGAGACGGCCAAAGACGGTACGCCCGTTCATAAGATGCCGTCTTATACCGCTATGAGTAAGCTTGCGATGCAAGATAAGGCCGTTGTAGCCGAGCTTAACGCCGCTAGAGCCCAGGAGTCGTCGGCGCAGAACGTATTCGCCGACCTCATACAGAAGGATGAAAAGGGCAAGCAAGAGCTTACGGACCTTAACCCGAACGCTCTGACCGACGTTGAGTGGATGAAGACATCAACGTTACGGTACGACGACAACGGACGAGTAAAGAGTACGCTTGATAACATGCTCAAGATTCTCGTGCACGATCAGGCGCTTTCGGGGCGAATTGCTTTCGACCGTTTCGCGTCAAGGTACGTGGCCAAAGGGGCGTTACCGTGGAACATGACACCCGGTACGCGCCTGTGGACGGATGCCGACGATGCAGGATTACGTTGGTACTTAGAGAATAAATATGAAGTTACGGGAAGGGATAAGGTGCAGGACGCGATGATTATGTGCGCCGAACAGAACGGATTCAATGAAGTTCTGGATTACTTGAACAGTCTTAAATGGGATGGCATAGAACGACTCGATAAGCTATTTATCGACTACCTCGGGGCAGAAGATAACGTATATACTCGTGCGGTTGCCCGTAAATCATTTACGGCGGCCGTAGCGAGGGCCTATGAGCCCGGGTGCAAGTATGACACTATGCCGATACTTATCGGGCGTCAGGGAGCCGGTAAGAGTACCCTAATCCGTACCTTGGGGAAGAAGTGGTACGCCGACGGCCTAAGTACGTTTGAGGGCAAAGAAGCGGCTGAGAACATCCAGGGGAAGTGGATCGTCGAAGCCGGTGAAATGGCGGGATACACTAAAGCTGAAGAGAATGCATCGAAGCAGTTTCTATCGCGTCAAGTCGACGTATTTCGCCAGGCGTACGGCAGACGGACTCAGGAATATCCGAGGCGGTGCGTGTTCTTTGGCAGCACAAATCAGTATGAATTCCTGAAGGATATTACAGGGAATCGCCGATTCTGGCCGATTGATTTAGAATCGCAAAAACCTACGAAGTCCGTACATAGCAATCTTCCTGGGGAAGTGGACCAGATTTGGGCCGAGGCGGTCGTGCGGTACCGAGGCAGTGAGTCGCTAATAATCGAAGATAATGAAGATGTACTGAGATTAGCCGAGGCCGCGCGAGAAACGCATATGGAGTCAAATACGAAGGCGGGGATTATCAACGAATTCCTTCTTCAAAAGGTGCCGAAGAACTGGAACACGATGAGTCGTTCAGCTAGACGTACGTACTTAACCATGGGCGGCCACACGCCAAGCGAGGACCTCGAATATCGTGATCGTGTGTGTGCTGTAGAGGTGTGGTACGAATGCTTCGGACAGGACCCGGCCCGAATGAAGAAGAATGAGGCTAGAGAGATAAACCAGATTCTCCTAGACTCACCGTACACGCAAGGCGGCAGTAGAATATTCCGATTTGGGGAATACGGACGGCAAAGAGGATTTGCAATTAATGAAAATAAGCTTCAATAATAATGTTCACATTCTCAATTACGGCGTGCACGTTCTCATTTATCTGTTCACATTCTACCCGTTTTTGTTCACATTCTAAATGTGAACAGATTTTAAGAATGTGAACAAAGAATGTGCACAGAAAAACCTAGTACCTATCTATGTTTATAGGTATTTGTTCACAGTGTTCACAATAATTAATAAAAAGGGTAAAAGAAAGGCTGTAAAGGAAATTAAAGGATATATACACCTCTATACAGCCTTTATACGGACCCTCATATACGCGCGCGTGAGAGAACGTGCACAGACTAAAAACGGGAGGAAAAACATGTGGGAGAAAACGATAGAGAAGAAACTGGTCGACGGGGTGAAGAACCTTGGCGGTAAGGCGTATAAGTTCGTATCCCCCGGAAACGTCGGAGTACCGGATCGGATTGTCGTATGGCCCAACGGGAAGATTGACTTTGTCGAATTAAAGACCGAAGCGGGGGCACTGTCCAAGGTACAGAAACTACAGATACGAGCCCTCGAGGCACGACGGTGCGAGGTCCGAGTCTTATACGGGGCGGCTGCCGTTAAGGAGTATTTAAGACACGGGGCGGCCAATTATGGAGTTTAAGTCGCATCCATATCAAGCGTACTGCATTAATAGGGTTATCGGTCAGAAGAAGATAGGGCTGTACCTTGACATGGGTTTAGGCAAAACAATTATCACACTGCAAGCCATATACGAGCTGAAGTATAATCGTTTCGCCGTGAAGAAGGTTCTTATCATTGCGCCGAAGAAGGTCGCCGAAGCGACATGGCAGCGGGAAGCGGCGAAGTGGAGCGGCCTTGGGCTTCTTCGAATCTCGACCGTCCTCGGAACGCTTAAGGAACGAACGGCGGCCTTACAGGTAGATGCTGACGTTTACATCATTAATCGAGATAACGTCGTGTGGCTGACTGACTATTATAAGAACGCCTGGCCCTTCGATATGGTCGTCGTCGATGAGTCGAGTAGCTTCAAGAATCATCAGGCGAAGCGGTTCAGGGCTTTGGCTAGAATGTACGACCACATCGACCGTATGGTGTTACTTACCGGTACACCGACGCCGAAGGGGCTTATCGACCTGTGGGCTCAGGTGTACCTCATAGATAAAGGTGAGTCCCTTGGAAGAACCTATACAAGCTTTCGCGACCATTACTTTGAACCCGACCAGAGGTCACACACGGTCATCTACAGCTATAAGCAGAGAGAACACGCCGAGGAAGATATCATGAAGGCTATATCCCCAATATGCGTATCGATGAAGTCGGAAGACTATCTGACACTACCGCCTGTTATTAGCGACATCGTGCCGGTACAGCTTGACCCCAGGGCACGACGAGAATATGACGCGATGGAGCGAGAGATGGTTCTTGAGCTTGTAGATGATGAAGAAGAAATTACGGCGGCCTCAGCAGCGGCGCTATCAACTAAACTTCAGCAACTGGCGAACGGGGCCGTCTATGACGAGAATCGAGGCGTTCATGAGATTCATAACTGCAAGATTGAAGCCTTTAAGGAGCTTATCGAACAGCTAAACGGTAAGCCGGTGCTGGTGTTCTATAACTTCAAGCATGACCTTGAGCGGATGAAAAAGAGCCTTGCTAAATCAAGATTAGTCGTGAAGGAGCTTAAAGGAGCGACGGAAGAGCGAGAATGGAACGAGGGAAAGATAGACGTACTGCTTGCACACCCTGCCAGTACGGCATACGGACTCAATCTTCAAGACGGCGGCAATCACGTTATATGGTTCGGGCTTAACTGGAGCCTGGAATTATACCAACAGGCCAATAAGAGGCTACATCGCCAAGGACAAAAAGAGAAGGTCATCATTCATCATCTCATCAGTATCGGAACGAGAGATGAGGATATGATGACGGCGTTAGAACAGAAGGCCGATGCACAAGAATATGTACTTCAGAGCTTAAAAGCAAGAATCGATAAGGTGAAAGGAGAACAAAAGTATGGATAAAGTGCAAAAGAAACTGGTGCAAGGGGTGTTCAAGTTATGGGAATCGGCACAGAAAGACGGCGAACAGTTCCGCGTTCAGGATATTCCTAACGTAGGACTTGTGGTCGTATCACCGCACGTCCTCATACGGCTGCCGAAGGATTGCCCGCATCCGTTTAGGGCGGACAAAGAAGAAGCCCGGATAGCAGATGTTATAAAGGACTACTTGACCGGTAAGGACTCCGTAACAGCCTTCGATACCGGAGATATGAGTACCTTCGGTCGAAACCTAGTTGCAAAGAAGATTGCCTACGGTACAGACGGTAAGTCGGTCTTCGTGAGTAAAAACTTGTTTGCCTTCACGCCGCCTTCCGTGGATCATCTGGACCTATATAGGGGCATCCTAATTCGAGTATATGTAGAAGGTGAAGAGCTGCCGGTAATGGGCATCACCAAATACCGTAATTTGGGGGATAAATAATGGCGAACATAACGAGAAACCCCATAAACGGGCAGATTGAAGCTGACGATATCAAGAGCCCGAACCACTACACATGGCGAGGTAAGGAGTGCGAAGAGATTATAGGCGAGCTTATTCAAGGTGCAGAAGGTAAAGAAGCGTACTACCTTGGCGCAGTCGTGAAGTATCTCTATCGATACCCAAAGAAGGGTACGCCGCTTAAGGACTTAAGGAAGGCGAAGCAGTACATTGATATGCTGATTAAGCTGAAAGGGGAAGGTTTAGATGAAAGAGTACGTATTTAGTTTTAGTAACGAAATGGAGTCAAACGGCAATAAGTACAATATTCCGGAAGAAACCCGCTTATGGTCCCTATGATTCCGAGAAAGAAGCTATTCTCGAAGCTATACGAATGTGCGAATATTACAATCTTAACTTTACGCACTTGTTCATAGGAAAGGCGGGATACTTTGTTCCTCGAATAGACGCAGATTTGGTTTTAGGGGATTTGGTACAACGAGCTGTTGATAACGGATACGATGATGCCGAATATCTTGCAAATGTCAAAAACGAACATATAAAAGAGCTTGATAATATGCTTACCGAAGTCTATCTTACGTGGGAAAATAAACACCCCGAATATCGCAACAGTTATTATTTAACGACCCACCCGGTTAGGTATTCTATTAGTCACTTAAAAGAAGAAATGGAAAACATGCGAAAAGGAGAACAAGATGATGAATAAAGAAGCCATAAACGGCGTAATCTATGGTATTACGGTAGCCAAGGGAATAATAAGAGTAGCGATGGACGAACTTGAGGATTGTGGTTTTGATGATAGTGAACTGGAAGCGGCAAAAGAATACTTACAAGAAGGTATAATTCGGCTTGATATAGCTTACGATATTGTAGGTTGTGCAGAAGGCTAGTGAGGAATATGGGAGGTACAGCATGAATGCGAAGGAGTATCTTGAATATGTTCGTAGTCTTGACATCAGGCTTCGGATGAAGGACGCACAGATATCACAACTTCAGCGAGATATATGCTGCATACGGGCACTGGACTATACGAAGGACCGCATCAGCGGTGGTAGTCCTGTCGATATCTCAGATAAGATAGCAAGGCTCGATGAACTTATTCGAGCGGCTAATGAAGAATGGGATGAGCTTATCGCTGAGCGGGAAAGAGCGAATGCCCGCATTCGTAAACTCGAGAGCATTAAGCAGCAGGAGGTCCTGACAAGACGATTCATCTATAACGAGAAGTGGGAGGTCATCGCGGTGAAGATGAACATCACGTGGCAAAGCGTGTGGCAACTATTTTACCGAGCCCTAAAAAACTTTCAAAAAATTTTTGAGGGGGTTGATTAAATGTCTAATGCTTGACATGGTATGATGTAGGAGTAAAAAGTGCGTAAAGCACTACTATTATTCTAATGTAGTTTTATTTTACAGGCCGGTGGCATCTACCTCCAA